CCAAGATAAACAGGCAGGAAGCACTAGCACAGGAAGCGCGGGATAAAGTCAGGAAGCCGCTGACGGATCAGCAAATCTATGAATGCTACAGGGCTGAGTTCGACATAATGCTGACGGATTCAGGGGCGCAAAATACTATAAAACAGTTTGCTAGAGCTATCGAACGCGCACACGGGATAGGAGTGAAAGATGAGTAAACCGATACTAAATTACGAGGAACAAGTAGCGCGGCTCAAGGTGCTTGAGAAGGCTTTGGTTAAAGCGGACGAGGACTATGAAAATCTTTTGAAAGAACGGGGAACAGTCGAAGACGCATGGCAGAAATACTGCGAGGAGATGATGCCGCAGAAGACCGCTCACATTTACCCGTTGTCAGGGGCGATGTATAAGACGTTCGTGACAGGGTGGAACGCGGCACTTAAAAACCAAAACTAACTCAGGAGAATACAAATGGCTAACAATATGGAAGTGGTAACAACCGAGCGTACGAAAGTTTTTGTCCTTAACGGTATTACCTACGTGCCGCACTACAGTAAGCCTTGTTATTTAGGGCCGGGATTTACACGGTCGTTGGTACCTATTACTAACGAAGGTAGGAAGGATAGCGGCAGGGAAATCTCGGCTATGGAACTCATGCTGGCGGGTGCCACACCGATCTTAGACAACCTCTGGACGGTGGAAGTCAAGAAGGGTGAAGCAAACGAATCTTATAGACACACTGCAAAATGAATGACGATGATCAGTTACGTAGTCTATATGCAGGTTTGGCTATGCTTGGATACATCATACGGGGCCACGATTTTGAGCATGTGGTTGATGATTCAGTAGATATTGCCAATGCGCTTCTTGACAAAGTAAAGGAAGAAAGGGTACCATATGCTAGTAGTCGTGGGCTAGCCGCAGTCAAACCAAGAAAGAAGAAAGACTAACATGGCGATAACGTGGTCGTACAGTTCGATAAAAAACTTTCAACAATGTCCGAAAAAGTACTACCACTTAAGCGTCGCTAAAGATGTTAAGCAATCAAGCACTACCGCTTTGGTATACGGAAACGAAGTACATAAAGCCGCTGAGAATTTCATAAGAAACGGCGACCCGATACCAGAGAAGTTTGCTTACCTCCGAGATGTGTTAAGTGTACTCCAACAGATCGACGGGGAAAAGCATTGCGAACTTAGGTTAGGGTTAGCCAAGGAGGGAGAAGAATACACCCCCTGCGAATTCTTTGCCGAGAACGTATGGTGGCGGGGCATCATTGACTTACTTATCATACGAGGCGATACAGCCTTGATGATTGACTACAAGACTAGCAAGAATGCCAAGTACGCGGATACCAAGCAGCTAGACCTATTAGCAACAGCTATCTTCACGCACTATCCACAGATTAACAAATTAAATTCCGCGTTGCTATTTGTAGTCAGCAATGAGTTTGTACGCCGCACCCATACAAGAAACGACAGTAAAACGTACATCGAACCGTTTGAATACGACGTGATGCGAATCGAAGAGGCACTGCAAAGTGGGGTATGGAACGCTGTGTCTGGCCCTCTCTGCGGTTGGTGTCCCGTCAAAACCTGTATCAATTACAAGGAGCCAAGAAGGTGAGACCCCAATACGAGAACTCCAGTAGCGTAGCGAGAGAGCTAGAAATAGCAGCTAAGTTTTGCAACATATTTGATTGTACCTACGAGCAGTACCCACCCCTGCATCCGGTAAACGGGAAGTTTGTTAAGAACGGTAAAGTACAAGCTATAGTAGAGATAAAAGTTAGGAATAACGCCAGTGATAAATACCCCACATTGATGTTGAGTTCAGCAAAGCATAAGAAAGGGCTGGATTGGGCGCACAAGGAAAATGCCCCGTTCCTGCTAGTCATTAAGTTTACAAACGGCCTGTTCATGGCTAACGTCAAAACGGAGTACGAAGAATCCATTGGCGGACGTAAAGACAGAGATGACCCTATGGACATAGAACGGTGCGTCTACATACCAATAAGTCAATTCAAGCAGCTAACAGCGTAAATACAAGGAGGTTCAAAATGCCATACGTCAACAAACCTAGGCCGTACAAGCACGAGTACGAAACGTATCAAGGTAAACCGGAGGAAATTAAAAAGCGCACAGAACGTAATGCGGCACGGGCAGCGATGGTTAAAAAAGGTGCGGTACATAAAGGAGATGGTAAAGATGTCGATCACATCAAGGCTCTTAGTAAAGGGGGTACAAACGCTGCTGGGAACCTTCGTGTCAAACCTGCTTCCGCAAACAGATCGTTCAGCCGCAATCCAGACCACACAGTCAAAAAGAATGTCCCAAAAAACAAATAGCATCCTGACGGACTACCATTGGCCGGGAAAGTTTAGACCCTTCGCCCACCAAAAACAGACCTCGGAGTTTCTCACTCTTAACCGCAAAGCATTTTGCTTTAACGAGCAGGGTACGGGTAAAACCGCCAGTGTGATATGGGCATGTGACTACTTGATGGACTTGGGTATCGTCAACCGCGTCCTTGTGATTTGTCCGCTATCCATTATGAAGTCAGCGTGGCAGGCAGACCTGTTCAAGTTTGCAATACATCGCACCTGTGACGTGGCCTATGGGGAAGCTAAGCGACGCGTGAAGCTAATCAACAACGGCGCTGAGTTCGTCATTATTAACTACGATGGGGTGGAGATAGTCAAAGATGCCATCATCAACGGCGGGTTTGACTTGATCGTAGTGGACGAGGCAAGTGCTTATAAGAATGCACAGACTACAAGATGGAAAACGCTAAGGGATATCGCCAAGACAACCAAGGGCATGTGGATGCTTACGGGTACTCCAGCAGCACAGTCTCCCGTGGACGCCTTTGGACTCGCCAAGATGATCAACCCTGCTAATACACCGAAGTTCTTCGGGCAGTTCCGTGACTCGGTGATGTACAAAATAAGCAATTTCAAGTGGACTCCCAAGCCGCAAGCGCAAGCCATAGTGCATCAAGTACTACAACCTGCGATACGGTTTGAGAAGGCACAGTGCTTGGACTTGCCTAGTGTTACGTTCGTAGAACGGGATGCACCCCTGACCCCGCAGCAGATCAAGTACTACACTATGCTTAAGAAGCAGATGACTATATCAGCGGGTGGGGAACAGATAACGTCGGTCAATGCAGCGGTCAACATCAACAAGCTGTTGCAGATATCTGGTGGTGCGGTCTACACCGACAATGGAGAAGTGGTCGAGTTTGACGTGAGCAACCGGCTTAACGTGCTACAAGAAGTGATCAACGAGGCTAGTCATAAGGTACTCGTATTCGTACCCTTTACGCATACCATTCAGTTAGTGCATGACTTCCTCACCAAGAAGGGCATACCGTCAGCTATAATTAATGGGCAGGTATCGGTCAACAAGCGTCACTCCATCATCCAGCGGTTCCAAGACGAAGATGATATCCAAGTGCTTATCATTCAGCCGCAAGCTGCATCGCACGGATTGACCCTTACCTCCGCTAACGTAATTGTCTGGTACTCCCCCGTCACTAGCGTAGAAACTTACTTGCAAGCCAACGCACGTATTGACAGACCGGGGCAAGTAAACCCAATGACGATTGTGCATATTAGAGGTAGTGCAGTAGAGTCAAAGTTGTATAACATGCTACAAAATAACATAGATATCCATACAAAAATAATTGACCTTTACCACAATGAAATCGAAGATGTTGTTTGACAAAGTCAAGTAGCGCAGTTACAATGATTCAAATGGGCAAACGACCCATCCTTAAGGAGCTAGCATGGAAACTGAAGAGCAGCAGAGTATCAAGCCAGATATATTGGTTGCAGCATACATAAAGATTCGTGACGCGATAGAAACTCTTACCGCTGATTACGAGGATAACAAGAAGAAGCTCAAGGAGCAGCAAGACCTTATCTCCGAAGAGCTACTGAAGATATGCAACGCTAACAACGCAGCGACTATTAGAACAACACCCGGCACAATCACTCGTAAGGTAAGCACTCGTTACTGGACTAGCGATTGGAATTCAATGTATGCCTTTATAAAAGAGAACGACGCGTTTGGGTTGTTGGCCCAAAGTATCCATCAGTTGAATTTGAAGCAGTTTATAGAAGAAAACCCCGACAAATTACCGATGGGGTTACAAGCAGACAGTAAATACACCATATCCGTTAGAAGGAGCAAAGCATGAGCAACCTGAGCATTTTTAAGCAAGCCACCACCGTAGCACCTACCCGCGTTCGTGAAGTCAGTGAGTTAGCGAAGTCCCTTGCTGATGCAAGCACAGGGGGTAATAGAATCGTTATGAACAAGGGCGTCTTTCGCCGCATGATCAACGGCAAGGAAGCGGGTAAAGTACGCGACGGTTTCCTCAACGTCATCGTTATCAACGCGCTGCCAAAGGTGTCACGTCAGTTCTACGCTAAAGCATACGACCCTGACGGTGAGGCGACATTGCCTGACTGCTGGTCTAACCTTGGTGCAGCACCAGAATCAACCGCTAGTAATGCACAGTCCGCTTCATGCGTAACCTGCCCCCAGAACATTGACGGGTCGGGGCCAAACGGTAAGGGCCGTGCATGTCGCTTCCTGCGTCGTGTTGCATTGATGCTTGATGGCGACCCAAGTGGTCAGGTGTATCAGTTCAACATCCCGTCAAAGTCGTTGTTTGGTAAGGGTGTGGGCAATACCCATCCGTTTGAGAGCTACAAGAACTTCCTCCCCGCCAACGGTGAGAGCATCGACCGTGTTGTTACTGAGATGCGTTTTGATGAGAACGAAACCGGCGATGTGCTGAAGTTCACTGCCGTGCGTCATTTGACCGACGATGAGATTGATCTGGTTGAAACCGCACAGAAATCCGTGGAAGCCAAGCGGTTCGTACAGCTTACGGCAGCAGCAATGGACGGTGTGAAGAAGTTACCTGCCGCAATACCGGCTAAACCCGCACCAGTGGTTCAGCAAGCTGCACCGAAAGGCCCACAGTTTGCCGCTGAAGATGAGGACGAACCCGTAGCAACAGAGCCTATCAAACGTGCATCTAAGAAGTCGGAACCGGAAGCACCTGCGCCTAAGAAGAATCTGGCTGATGTGGTATCAGCTTGGGCCGAGGAGTAAACATGAGCTACGGATACAGTGCAAGAATAGTTAGGCTTAACAAGCAAGCAAGCAAGAGTAGGTTAGGTGTCTTGCTTGGGCGGTTGTGCATTGCACTGGACATCCCCGCGAGTGAAGTGGCAAATATACTTGGTGTCAGCAAGCAGACTGTCTATAACTGGTTCGCAGGTACACACGACCCAAAAGACAAAGTTGAAGCTGTAACTTCGTACATCAAAAAGCATAGCTAACTTAGTTAGCGCCACTAGGTAAGGGGGGTTAGTCCCCCCTTTACTTTCATAAAGAGAATCTCATGCCGAATGTTGATTTATTAGACAGGGTTCAAGCCGTTGATGGCTGGTTCGCTGTGGTAGGCATAAAGGGGAAGAAGAATGTACGGCAGGTTCTTGTAGCAACCCGTGAGGAAGTCGATAAGGTTTCAGCGGAGTTTGTGGAACAACAGCGTAATGTGTTCTTTGGTTGCGCCAAATACAAGACGGATGCAAACCGTACGAAAGAGAATGTCCAGAGCATCAAGTGTTTTTGGTTGGATATAGACTGTGGTGAAGCAAAGGCGCAAGTAAACGATAAGACAGGTAGACCAGACGGGTACATAGATCAGACAGCGGGTCTTAATGCGCTGAAGCAGTTCTGTTCCGTGATTGGTTTGCCACGCCCACTATTGGTTAACTCCGGTAGAGGTATTCATGTTTACTGGCCGTTAACGCAACCTGTAACCCGTGAGGAATGGGAGCCTGTAGCTAACCGACTTAATGAGCTTTGTGTTATTCACAACCTTTATGTGGATGCCAGCGTATTTGAAGTGGCCCGTGTGTTACGTATTCCCGGCACACTAAACTTCAAAGATGAACCACCATCACCCGTAGAAATAATCAGTGACTGCGCAGATGTAGAGTATGTCCCATTTCGGGACTTGCTAGGTGTTAAGGAAGTAACAAACATAGCGGCATCTGCCCACCAAGAGCTAAGTGAGCTAGCCAAGTCACTGCTTAGCAACACCACACTCAGTTTTAGTCGCATCATGCGTAAGAGCGCCAACGGCGAGGGCTGCGCACAGCTTCTGCATATATACCAGAACCAAGATGCCATCACCGAACCGCTATGGTGGGATGCACTGTCCGTTGCCCATCTTTGCGTAGACCGTAGCACTGCTATCCATAAGATATCTGAGAAGTACACGAACTACAGCTTTGAAGAAACCGAGACCAAGGCGAGTAACACCAAGGGGGCGCATCACTGCGCTACGTTTGAGAAGCATAACCCCGGCGGTTGCGCAGGTTGCCCGTGGAAAGGTCGCATTAAGACTCCGTTATCTCTAGGTAGAGAAGTCATACGCCCAGAGCAGGAGGAGAAAGAATCAACGACGCTGGAGAAGGATGGCACTTACATCATACCGAAGTACCCTACGCCTTACTTTAGGGGACAGAATGGTGGTGTGTATAAGATGCCAGCTAAGTCGGACGAGGAAGCCGAACCAATCTGTGTGTACGAGCATGACATCTACGTAGTTAAACGCATGCGTGACCCTGTGGAAGGTGAGTTAGCACTGATACGGTTGCATCTTCCAAAGGAAGAAGTAGTTGAGTTTACTGTACCACTAGCGATAGTTGCGGTGAAAGAGAGTCTGAGGACGGCGCTAGCTCGTAAGGGTGTAGCAGGGTTGCCCTATCAGATGAATGAGCTTACGACGTACATAATGATATTCGTCAAAGAGCTTCAATATAAAATTAAGGCCGAGATTATGAGAACACAGTTTGGTTGGACGGAGGGGGATAGTAAGTTTGTTATCGGTAGCAGAGAAATCACAAAAGATGGCACGTTTCATAGCCCTCCTTCTAGTGTTACTGCGCAGATAGCAGAGAGCATGGTTCCCTGTGGGACGTTAGAGAAGTGGAAAGAAGTGTTTAATATGTACGCTAAACCGGGATTGGAACCCCACGCCTTTGCTGCTCTGACAGCCTTTGGCGCACCCCTACTGAAGTTCACGGGGCAGAATGGGGCCATCATCAACCTCATTCACAAGTCATCAGGCACGGGCAAATCAACCATCTTGTATATGTGCAATAGCGTGTATGGACACCCCGTTAGGTTAGCTGCAATCTGGAAGGACACGCTAGCCGCACGGATGATCCATCTAGGCGTGATGAATAACCTGCCCTTCACGATGGACGAGATGACGAACACCGAACCCAAAGACTTCTCTACATTAGCGTACAGTATGTCTCAAGGTCGCGGCCCAAACCGTGCCAAGTCGCAGTCGAATGAAATGCGCTTGAACAATACGACGTGGCAAACCCTCTCACTGGCGAGTTCCAATGCTAGCTTCTACGAGAAACTTGGTATCCATAAGGCTAGTCCTGATGGCGAATTGATGCGCTTGATTGAATACCAGATCGAACCTTCTGACATCATTGAACCTAGCGTAGCTAAGCATATGTTCGACCATCAGCTTATGGAGAACTACGGCATGGCTGGAGATATCTACTGCAACCACCTGCTTGGTAACTTGGAAGAGTCGGTCAGTGGCTTACTTGCTGTGCAGGCCAAGATAGATAAGGAGATGCGCCTGACCAACAGAGAGCGGTTCTGGTCTTCCATCCTTGCCTGCAACATCACGGGTGGGCTTATCGCACGGAACCTGAACCTGATTGACTACGACATGAAGGCTATATATCAGTGGGCTGTTAATGACATGCTTAAGGATATCCGGCTAGATGTAACTCCTCCTGTTAGCGAGGTGTCGGGTGTGATTGGTAGCTACGTCAACCGCTGCATGCAGAACTTGCTTGTCGTGAACGACGATGTAGACCAGCGTACCAGAATGGCTACCCTTCCGATGATGGAACCCAGAGGCCCATTGCTTATCAGATTTGAACCGGATACGAATAAGCTGTTCCTATCAGCCAACGAGTTCCGCAAAGACTGTGTGGAATCGCAGGTGCATTACAAAGACGTGCTGAAGCAGTTAAAAACCAAGGGTATATTCCTAGGTGCAGGGGTCAAGCGTATGTCCAAGGGTATGAAGATGAGTACGCCGGGGGTCTACGCACTGGCGTTTGACTGCGCTAACAGTGACTTCATCGACATGAACGGCCTACTACCTGCGAGTGGCGATAGTGCGGATAGAGGGGGTTAGTTATAATATTAACTGGCGTTCGCTTAGGGCGGGGTATTCTTTTTTCATACCCTGTATTGACTGCGCCAAAGCAAAACAAGAA